GTTATCTAATGCGTGTAGCATATTATAAAATTATGAAAGACGTAGATATGAAAATTATTCCCTTATTCAATGAAAATATTGAATTAATGTGTTATGGTGATGATAATATTATGGGTGTAGATGATGGATTTAAAATGTTTAATCACACTTCTGTATCTAATGCATTAGCTGAGTATGGTATAGTGTATACGATGGCAGATAAAACTAGTGCTTCTATTCCTTTCTTACATATAAGTAGTTGTGATTTTCTGAAAAGAAAATTTGTATTTTCAGAAGAATTACAAAAGGATTTATGTCCTATAGATGAAACATCAATACAGAAGATGTTACATTGTGTGATAAAATCTAAAGTGTTAACTATGGATGAACAATGTTCTGAGGTAATTTGCTGTGCAAATAGAGAGTATTTCCAGTATGGAAGAGAAGTATTTGATATGAGACATGAGCAATTACAAAGAATAATTGATATGCATCATCTTAATGTTTTCTGTAAAGATTTCAAATCGTATGATGAATTGAACTTATAAATAGTTCTCCACCCCGCATCTATGGTGGGGTTAATAAAACCAAACAATAGAAATATAAAATGAACTTATATAAGTTCAACACCCCGCATCTATGGTGGGGTTAATAAAACCAAACAATGGACTTGTAAATTAGAACACTCCCTCTTTTAGAGATTATTGTCTTGTCCTCGTTGAGGAGAGAAGCTTTTTACTCGAATGATTGATCCAATGATCAATCCAGTTTTTACTGGAGGTGTCGAATCACCAAAAAACAACACACCTGTGCATTACTAATATATTAGTGTACTATGGTATAATTATATTACAGAAAAAACAATAAAAACCTCGCACGAGGTATCAAATTCGTGCACAAAGGAAAGCAATGTGTGCTTTGAAGGTGAAATGACATCATGGGAAACTGTGGTGAGTTCACAACCAGATTCCACTTTTGACCAAGGTGGTTATAGTGACGCTGATTTAGGAAAATTCTTAGAAAGGCCAGTAAAAATTGCTATTTATTCATGGACTGTAGGTGCTGCAATAAATGATGTTCTTGATCCATGGACATTATTTTTTACTCACCCAGCAGTTGCTAAGAGAATAGACAATTTCAACTTATTACGTTGTACATTAAATGTTAAATATATGATTAATGGTACACCATTTCATTATGGTCGTGCTATGGTTTCATATGCACCATTTGCTGTTTATGATGATGTAACAAAAGTTGTAATAGGAAATGACATTAATCTAATGCATTATAGTCAAAGACCTAAAATATTTCTTGATCCGTGCCTTTCACAAGGAGGGACAATTAGATTACCATTTCTACATTTAGATAATTGGATAGCAGTATCAACTGCTACAGCTATATCAGAAATGGGAAAATTAAGAATAGATTCCTTTGGAACTTTAGAGCATGCTAATTTAGGATCAGATAATGTGAATATATCAGTATTTGCATGGGCTTCTGATGTTAAATTGTGTGTTCCTACTCTTAGTTTATCCGCTCAAGGAGATGAATATGGACAAGGTATAATATCTAGACCAGCTAATATCATAGCTAAAGTCTCAGGTATTTTAGCTAATGTTCCAGTTATTGGACCTTTTGCTTTGGCAACAAATGTTGTGGCAAAGGCTGTATCTAGTGTAGCTTCATTCTTTGGTTTTTCTCGACCAGTCATCTTAACACCAAAACAATATGTTAAAAACATAATATATGGTAATTTAGCTAATTGTGATGAACATGAAACTGTTAATAAATTAACTATGGATTCTAAGCAAGAATTAACTATAGATAGCAGGACTGTTGGTTTAAGTGGCATAGATGAGATGACTGTTAATTCTATAGCTAAAAGAGAAAGTTATCTTACTACATTTGCATGGAGTATGTTGGCATCTGCTGACACTTTACTGTATAATGTGAGAGTACAACCCTCTTTAGGTGGAACTGCAGGAGGTTTATGGCATTTAACACCAGTGTGTTTTGCCTCTCAACCTTTTGAAAATTGGTCAGGAACAATAGTATTTAGGTTTCAAATAATATGTTCCAATTTTCATAGAGGTAGAATTAGAATAGCGTATGATCCTACATCTTCAGCAATAGCTACCACATCTGATAGTTATAATGTGGCTTATACTAGAGTGATAGATATAGCAGATGAGAAAGATTTTGAGGTGTCAGTATCTTGGGCTCAACCTCAAGCTTATAAAAAGATAGCTACTCATGCTAACTTTTCTCTTGGATCTGCTACTGCTTATTCATTAAATGATGTATTTGATAATGGATTATTATCAGTTTGGATATTAAATGAATTAACTGCTCCAACGGATGCATCGGACATAACAGTCAATGTATTTTGCAGGGCAGGAGATGATTTTGAATTAAATAATCCTATTAGTGAAAATATTGAAGAATTCAGTTATTTTGTAGCTCAAGGTGATGAGATGACTAGCAAGGAGAATTCTCCTGAAACATCTGATTCCATTGAAGGCATTGGTGAGATTTTCAATGAAAACAAGAAAAATTTTGTTTTCTTTGGAGAAAGTGTTGTATCATTCAGGACATTACTCAAACGATATAATGTTTTATATACAACCAAACCCAATGTTTACGCTCTGTCAGATAGAGTAAATACATTTAGAACATCACATAAAATATTTCCTATGTATTTTGGTGCTGATCCTAATGGTGTGCATTTGACATCTCTAGCTGATCCATATAATTATACTCACAACACTTTAATCAATTGGTTAACACCGTGCTATGTAGCACGTAGAGGTGGTGTGAGATATAAATATCAAACATATAATACAGGTGGTGTCATATTAGGCTCTACAGCCTATAGAACTACAAGTATTACACCATATGAAACTGCACTCAATGCATTAACTCATGCTGGTACGTCAGTCAGTCATACTGCTAGGCAAGGTACCTTATTTAAAGATATGATGCTTGGTGGTGGTTTCACAACTGATAATACAGTTCAGCCAGGTGTTGAAGTAGAGTATCCTTTTTACTCCTCACATAGGTTTGCTCTTGCTAGAAGCTTGAATTCTAATCAAGGTTTACTCCGTGATGAGACAATATCCATGACTGGTAATCATGTAATTACAATAGATTGTAATAATGCTGAAGCATCATTGGACACATATACTGATGTGTATGTGTCCATTGCTGAAGACTTCAATCTAATGTTCTTTTTAGATGTTCCAGCAATGGAACTTGTCACAACAACACCTTTACCTAGCTTAGTATTAACTTAATACTAAGTGAATAAACAAACAATTAATAATTTTGTCAATTATTAATGAAGATAATACGACACGTCAGTTGATACTAGTAAAGATCAACGTTCTATTCTCTAATTGAGAATAGCGTGGAAACACGAAATTCTTAATCCTATGGGTAGTGCATAGGTGAGGCTTAGGTCTTTTCTTTACGAGTCATTCCACTATGGAGCGGTGTACAACTTAACATTTTA